TTTAAATACCATAAGTATCCAGATGTTCCGTCTTCAGTAGCAACTTCTACCCATCCAATTTGTGACATATCAGAACCAGAAATTGTATACTGATTTCTTAAGATGATAGGAGAGTTAGAATATTGTGTGAAAGATGGAGTAACAGATACTCTAGCTCCTGTAGCAATGTTAGATCCTTTAGCGTAGTCAGAACCGTATACAAACACCTTGATACCTGTTCCTAAAGCTACTGCCGCAGCAACTAAATTACCAACAAGACCGGCATTGTCATAAGATTGTACAGTAAAGTTACCACCAGCACCAGGTACAGAAGCAGTTACGATAGCTTTAGACTCTGCTCCGTTTGCAGGGTTTAAAAGTACTACAGTATCGTTTACAGATATAACATTTGTATCAGCAGCAGCTACAGCAATAACGTTTGTAGTTGCACCAGCAGCCACAACATTCGCAGCAACAGAAACTCCGTTGTAAGAGATGTGCAATCTATTTTGTTCAGACCAAATTACTTGATCAGACGTCATTGGCATTTCAGCGCCAACCATTTTTAAGAATCCAGATAACGTTCTGTTTCCATAACGCTCTACTTCTTGTTCATAAATTTCAGGTAAATACTGTTGAGCAAAGTTGTTTGCGCCAGCACCAGCTCCGTTAAATTGGAGGTAGTTACTCTGTAAAGGTTGTTGTAATTGACTCGGTTGAATTGAACCGAATTGTGGAGTTAAACTCATAATAATTGTTTTTTAGTTAAATTTATTCTTTTTAATACTTAGTTTTGAAGAATTAGGACTACTAATCGATTTAACTTTAAATCCACCTACGAAATCGCTACCCCCTGAGAAGTTCTAGGACTATCTTTTAGATTTTTTGATTTATTAACAACGTCGCGGACAGCGTCAGCTTTACCTTGTTCGTAGAAATGATTTATAATTGCATCTCCATTAGAAGCCATATACAAAGCTTTGTGATAGCCTTTTGTATCAGTCATAACACCTTCTTTATTTAGGAACTTACCTACAAAGTTATTGATGTTAGATTGATCACTAGCAACTTTATTAGAATCTTGTACTCCATACCTAAATTTCTTACCACTAACATCGAAATCAAAACCTTTGAATTCATCAGAGAAGTATTTATTTGTATCAGATTTAAACTCTAAGTGTTGCTGTTCAGCAGTCTCTTGTTCTTTGTTGAATCTGTTGAAAAAATCTGTAGCTTTTTGCTGCTCTTGAGTAACGCCCGGTCTCAACTTGATCTCGTCGTAATATTTACTCTTTGTGCTTTCTAAAAAGTTTTTAGCTTTTGCAACTTCTTCTTTAAACGCAATCTTCTTTTTGCGTATATCTCTATCCTCATCTAGATCTTCATCATATTCATAATCTTCTAAGATTAAATCTAAATCTTCAGACTCTAAATAAGGCTTTGTTTTTTTGTAATATTCTTTTAATAAAACAGTTTCATCAATATTTGAATAATCAGCGTTTAGTCTAACGTAATCTTCAACTGTTCCCCCAGTGTCTTCCATAAAGCTAACCAGCTTTTCAACATTTTCTGGTAGTTTTCTACCTAAGATCTTTTCATCTCTTACGGCTTCTTGTGCTTCTTTTGTTACTTGTTTTATTTCTTCGTCAGTTACTTCTTGTAAAGGCGTGAACTTGGTAGTAACATCTTCAGTGGACCCTTCGTCTCCTTGTCCCACTTCTTGCAATCCCACTTTGGGTTGTTCTGTGAGTAACACAGGGCTCTCTGTTTCTTGCTCTTGAATGGCATTTTCTTCAGGTTTTAATGTGTCATTAGGGATTACTACTTTAGTAATTTCTTCTTTGTTTTCTAACACAGGTTCTTTAATACTAACCTTTGTTACAGCCGGAGCTTCTTGATTTAACTGTTTAGGTTTAGCGCCTTTTCCTTTTAAAGAAAACTCACCTTCCTGTTTAGTTGCTTCTTCCATGATATAATATAATTAAATAGTTAATTTTGATAGTGCTAGAAATTATCTAGTCCGAAACCTCCAAGGGTATCATTTCCGGATGACTCAAAATTTGTTGGTAATGAATCATTTTGTCTTTGCGATATTAACTCTGATTGCTGAGTTGCTTGTATTTTAGTTCTTTCGTCTTTTCTATCTTCTATCTCTTTCTCTTTCGATCCTTCAGAGTTAGCTTTAACCTGAGCGAGTTTCATTTGATAACCAAATTCTTCAGCCATTAAACCTCTTTTTATTTCTGCTTCAGCTTGCATTCTTTGTATTTCAAATTGAGACTTAGCTTGCTCAATACTTACTTTTTCAGCAGTTATGGCTTGTTGCTTTTGAACTTCGTTCATTGCAGCTTTCTCTGCTTGTTGGGCGTTTGCTTGTGCTTGAGCTTGTATATTAGCTTGCTTTTGTTTTTGTTCTCTTTCTAGCTTTTGGTTCTGCCTAAGCTTCAAGAACTGATTAGCTAGTTTTTGGTTTTTAATATTTCTAATGTCTATAGCATCAGATAAAGCTATAACACCCGTTTGTAAAGCCATTTGAACGTTTTGTTCTAATAAAGCTTTTTCGTGCTCTTCTGGCTCTATTTGTATATATATACCAAAATCATGTATTTGTAAATTCATTAACTCTTCTAAAGTTTTAACATTAAAAGAACTAATAGAATTTCTTAAAGCGTTATGTAGCAATGGATTAGCAATAACGTCTGCAACTTTTAAACTTATGTTTTCGCATATCCTTAAAGTTACATAAAGCATAGAATCTAATAAATGTTTTGTAGCAATGTTAGAAGCGTTTACAGCTAGTTTTTGAATACCAACTAAAGCATCTTTATCTGGCTGGCTACCATCTCTAGCTTCGTTTAAACCAGTTACATCTCTAATCATTTGTAAGTAATATTGATACGTACCAATAAGACTTTGTATTTTAGCTTGCCCAGAAGAAGAGCTTAATTCTTGAATAGGTATTTTACCTGCATTCATACCGCCTTCCTGAGTAAGTGATCTACCTACTATAGAGCCTGTTTGAAAATACATATTTAAAGCTTCGGCCGGGTTATAGTTAGTACCATTACCTAGGTCAACTTCAGCTAAACCATCCATGTCTAAGAACACACCATCTGGTACTATTCTAGACATAACTTGTTGAAGTTTAAGATGTGTTAATTGAATCATATCAGCAAAACCAGTTATTCTACTAACTATAGATTCTATCCTACCTCTGTACATTCTAGGAGCGGATATACAATAATTCATTTCTACTTTTGTTGAGTCTGCTGTTGGCCTTGTCATATTCTCAGCCAATTCCCATTGTAACATGTAGTTATTACCTAGTACTTTTGCACCTGTATATAAAACTTCTATAGTTCTATAAACTCTTTCAAAATTATCATTAGGAGGCGGATTAAATTCATCAGTTTTTTCTAAAGCTTTTTCTAAACCTTGCTCTGTTTTTTTAATCTTAAAAACCTGATTCATGTATGTCTTATATTCAAAGTACATTACTTGAACAGTATTGCTGTCATAATTACCCCAGTTTTGTAAGTACTGAGAATTGCCAGGCATTTTTTGTATCTTTAATAATTCCTCTTCAGGTATATTAGGAAATTGCTTTTTTAATTCAGGTATAGTTATTGATTTTACTTCACCAGCGTAGTATATGTCTTCAAAGTTAGGGTCTTCTGTATATGAATAAACAATACTAGCAGGATCAACATATTCTATTTTTATTCCTTCACTAGAATCAAATCTAGTTTTTGAAGCACATATACCTAATATAGTTAAATCACTAGCTATTCGTCTTTTTATTTGATCATACTTGTTAGCGGCTAAAACATTTGATATAACTTCTTCTTCAGCTATTTCAATGCTTTGCTTATAATTCAGCTGCATGTGTAAGTCTAATTCGTCTTTATTTTCAGGTAAACCAGCAATGTCACCTGTAGACGAAAGGTCTATACCCATCTGCTGTTGCATATTTATTAAAGCAGCTTTAGTAGCTATATCTTTTTCTATTGCTCTAGAGTAATCAGTTTTAGCTTTTACAGAAAAAGGATCTTGTGCATATGTTGTTATATCGTAAGATTTATTAGACATACCGTTAACAACAATATCAACAAATTTAGATATAACTGGAACTGGTTTCCAGTCTAAATTAAGATAAGACAAATCACCATTTATAGATAATTCATCTTTATATTTTTGAATACTTTGTTCTCCTCTAGCGTACTGTCTAAGTTGATGAAAGCTATTATAACTTTGAGTGTATCTGTTCCCGGATCTACCTCCCTGAAACCATTCCTGCTCAATAGCTTGTGCAACTTGCTCACCATATTCGTAGCTTGATTTTTCTTCGTCGCTAACTACTTGGCTAGGAAATGAACTGTTACTATTAGTCTGTATTCTCATTTATTGTATCATTTTTGACGACGCGCCTTTGTTGTCGTACTTCTTTATACCTAAGTTTATACTTTTGTATTCTCTTTTAGCTGATGGTATATATCTATTCTTGTTACACGCCATTAAAGCTAATCCAGAACTTATAGATGCATCATGCTTTGTTCTATTATTTATATTAAATTTAGCCCAGTCTTCTAGCGTTCTTTGAAAATACATATTACCATACCCGTCATCAGTTTTACCAATACTTGTATTTATATATGTTTCTATAGCCGATGCGTGAGCTTGTTTTATATCTTCACTGGAGTTAGGTATTCCGCCAATATCTTTTTCTGTTACAGATAATTTATTCCAAACTTTATCTGGCCTATTCATAGAATAACCTCTATAACCTCTTCTTTTAAAATGATATAATAATCTAGGTTTATTGTTTTCACATAATAAAGGCATGCCATAAAACACACAAGCCATTAATACGTCTTCAAAAAATATCTCAGCTGTTTGAGGTCTAGCTATATATTCTAAAAAAAATTGATTAGGTGGAACATCTTCCATACTAAATTTAGTTAATCCGTGCAAAGCTCCATTAGATCCTCTACCATCTACTGTTCCTGATATATCGTAACTGTCGCAGCCAAAAGCTCCACAGTGTTCGTTTGCTGGGTATTTACTCCCATTTTTTACCATCACACGGTTTTGTAGATTAACAGGCGGAACCCAAGATATTTTAAATCTACCGTTTTTATTTGGTATAAATACAACGCTTGAATCTAGCTTACCATCTTGCCATTGAAAGCTACCAGTAGTAACTATAGATGTATTGTTAAGGTCTACATTATAATCTATTTGTTCGTATATTTTTGCAAGGTTAAACAAAGACTCTTTAGCTTCGTCTCTGAATGCATGTTCTTCAGTTCTTGGAAATTGTCTATAAAATTCATTTAACCCGTCTTGATCATCTTTTAAACCTTCTACCTCATTCTTCCAAAACTCTACAACACCTAGTGTTATTTTGTCTCCAAACGTATCTAAAACTTCTTCTTTGGGTGTATCGAATACAGGAAACCCATAAGAATCAATGTATCCCTCGTAGTTCCATTCCATAGGTATGAACAAAGAATAGAGTCCTGAGCTAGTCTGCCCGTTGCGGTTTCTCTTTGTAACGTCCGATCCATTGTATAATTTCTTAAAGTTCTCACCACCTTTATCTAAAGCGTTTGATGTTGACCCCATCATGCACTTTCCAATAATTCTAGAACCTAATCTTAATGTTGTTTTTGTAACCCTCCAGTTATTGAGGATGTTGTTCGGTCTTTCCCACTTTCCGCTCTCATCGTGGACGAGTAGTTTAAGTTTCTCCCCATCGTATGCGTTGTCACCGGTATTCTTCCAGTCGATCGTCGTGTCGAGACCTGTNAGCGTCTCAATCTGGGTTTTCGAATCGAGTCCTCTACGGGTAAGCTTGGATGCGGGTACACGATAGGCAAGTTCNGTCTTTGGCCTGTCCATACCGTCTTGTATTNGTTTAAAGAAAAATGGGTAGTTAACACTAATGGGTACAACTTTATCTGTGAACATTTTCTTCGCATCGGCTCCAGATTTGGACAAAATCCCAAACCGTG